ACGAAGGGGCGAGCATGGCCTACACAATCCGCCAATACACGACAAAATCCGGCAAACGCTACGAGGTGCGCTACCGCAAGCCCGACGGGTCGTCCACCGGAAGGCGTGGCTTCAAGCGCAAGATGGACGCCGATGCGTGGGGAGCGGCCAATGTGACCACCGCGAAAAGCGTCGGAGCCTACATCGACCCACAGGCCGGGCGCAGGCTCGTGGAGGACTTCTGGGAGCCGTGGCTGGCCGCCAAGAAGACCAAGGCGAAGCCAAGCTACATCAAGTCGCTGGAAGACGCTTGGCGCGTGCATGTGGAGCCGCAGTGGGGCATGAGGGAGATGCAGTCAATCACGCGCGACGAAGTGCAGCGGTGGGTCACCGATCTGGCCGGACGACGCAGTGCGTCGGTGACGATTCGCGCCGAGAATCTGCTTCGCAGCCTCATGGAGAGGGCAAAGGCCGATCGGTGCATCCACGACAATCCATGCGACGGCATCGAGCTGCCGCGCAAGCAGGTGCGGAAGCATGTCTATCTCTCGGCTGACGAATTGTCGCGTGTGGCGATGCAGTGCGGTTGGCGTGAGCCGATCGTGCTGACCTTGGGCCTGTGCGGAATGAGGTGGGGTGAGCTTGTGGCGCTCCGTGTCGAGGATGTCGATCTGCAACGCTGTCGGCTGCATATATATAGGAGCATCACGCGTCTTTCCAGCAGGCTGGTGGAGACCGACCCGAAAACTCATGATGGACGTTCGGTGATGTTCCCACTGGTGTTGCGTCCACTGCTCGCCAGGCAATGCGAGGGGCGCAGGTCGTCCGATTTCCTTTTCACTGCTCCCGGCGAGCCTTTGGACGAGCCGATGGGAAACGGCTGGAATCCGACGCGAAGCGATGGGTGGTTCGCGGTGGCTCTTCGTCGCGCGGGCGTGGACCGTGGCCACATGACGATTCACGATCTACGCCATACGGCCGCTAGTCTCATGGTGCAGTCCGGCGCTAACGTCAAGACCGTGCAAAGGCAGTTGGGGCACAAGTCGGCCGCCATGACATTGGATGTTTACGCCGATCTCTTCGACGATGATCTGGACGATTTGTCGGAGAGGATGGGCGGTTTGCTTTTTTCGCAGAATGTGGGCAAAATGTGGGCAAAAGCGACGCAAGGTGTCGATGGAACCGTTGAAACGGTTGGTGTCTGAGGCTTTTCGCCGGTGGGTTCGAGTCCCGCTGGAGGCACTTTTGGAAACCGCCAGAAATGGCGGTTTTCCTTTTATTTCCAACGGTTTTCAGACTTTCCTAATTCACTCCAATTCACTCCAAATCACGCCATTTCTCTACAAAACGTGGGCAAAATGTGGGCACGGAATCACCAGACCATCGGCAGTCCGAGGCATTGGCGCGCCCACCGTTCCACGGCACGATTCTCCTCGTCGTCGCCAAGCAGCAACAAGTATCCGGCGGGGTTTCCGTTCTTCGCATGTTCCAGCTGCTTGATTACGCCCCAGTCCTTCAAGGTGGTGATTGAGCGTTTGAATTCTTGGTTTGCAGCGCCTTTCCGCTTTTCGATGTATTCCTGGGCGTTTTCGCTCATGGCCTGCTCTGGCGATATGCCTAGCTTGCCGTAGTCGTAGGCGAATGTTTCGGCTCCGCGCTTGTAGTATCGGCATGGGTAGCCCTTGGCTTTTGCGTCAGGGGTTGGGCAGTTACGTTCCGTGTCCCAGTCATAGGTGACGCTGGCCATGTAGGTGAGCAGCAGCAGTGCCGAGTTGCTTGTGGAGAGAGTGCCGTCAGCCCTCATCTTGGAGAACTTGCCCATTTGACCGAGCTGACGGATTGCGTTGAAGTTACGGTAGCCCATTTTTTCCATGTCTTCCTCCCCACCTGCTGGTAAATTGGCAAGTGGAGAAATGCTCGCGCTTTTCTTCATCCCCTTCGGTGTGACAGCGCCGGAGGGGCTTTTCTTTACCTGTACTTATTTGTACCATTGGTAGTAGACAAATAAGTACCAACTGGCAGTACGTATAAATACCGAAACCAATACTTATATGTACTATCTATATAAGTAATATATAGATTGGTAACATTCTTTTTATAGGGGCAATGTGCCAAAAAAAGAAAAAATCAGCACGTCCAATCCACATCTGCGGTAGCTTGAAGCAAAGATGAGAAGGGGAGACAATGAAGAAACTGATTTACCTCGTGCTATCCGTGCTGTGCGCAATCTCCGGCATGCCGGACGTCAGCTTCTACGACACTTTGGAAATCTCTCAGACACTCCTGCCGCAGCTTGACCGCCATAGGCTGCTCGACCTCATCCGCTATTTCGGCATCGCCAAGACGGAGCGTCATAGGGCCGCCGACGATGCCGCACAGACGGCACAGGTATTCGAGCGCCTGAAGCAAATATAAGCTTTATAAAGACTTATAAGGCAATATAAAAGCCCCACAATAGTGGGGCTTCGTTCGTTTCAGAGGCTGTTCACCGCATTGTAGAATTCCTGCGCGTCCTCGGCCTTCTTGAATTTCAGGGGCAAGGAGCGCAACGCACTGTACCTCCACGTGACGGTACGCTTCTTGATCGTCACGCCCTGCAAATCAGACACCTTGTAAGCTTCGGTCTTCTTATACCGGTGCAGGTACGTCGTGCAGACATCCAATTCCAGCCGATTCGCATACAGGCGGATACCCATAAACAACGGATCGTCAAGCCTTTCGCACTCGTAGATCGCGCCCGGCGCGGGCTGTGGTCTCTTCGCCATGATCATTCTCCTTTGCTTTCCTCTGATTCTATGCTTCAGACGATGCTGACACGCTCGGCCATGACTTGCCGGAAGTCTCCGAGGACTTGTGTCGTTATGTCGAGTTCATCATGTTGGCACGGAATCATCTGTACATTCTTTTCAAGAGCGCCTAGCCGATTTTTGCATCGAGAAACGCATGATCGCCATCGACATAAGCCCCCTCGATCAACTCATGCGTATCGGCGTAAAGCAGATCGTTGGACGGATACTCCTTCGCCATCTGACTTTGGATGTCCTGATCGGAAAGCGACGGGTCAAGAATCTTCGCCATGATGGGGAATACGCTGTCGATCTCATCATGTGGCCCATCGACGTAGACGCGGATCATATCGTTCTCCCCGTATCCGAGCACTGCCCCGTAGACCAGCACGTCCACTGACGATTGGCCCAGTCTCCCGTGGAGAGCGTCCGCGTCGGAGAAAGCGCCGGTGCGATACTCCGTCCGATAATAGGGGCCGGTCGAATCGCTCGGCGTGAATTTCTCGACGTCGGTTATCTGCGTCGAGGAGTTCGCGTTGAACTCGTCCACAAAGCTCTGCGCCGTCTTCTCGTCTTCCTGTTGTTGTGGCTTCGACTGCTGCGTGCTGACGCCCGGCGTCTTGGCCGTCGTGGAATCCGGCTCCTGCTGGCTTCCGCAGCTACAGGCCGTCGCCAGGAGAAGCGTCGCAGCTGTGATGGCAATGATTTTTTTACGCATTGAAAACCTTTTCTTTGGTATCGCTAAAGGTGATTCGTCCGTTAGGTGAGACGTTGAGCGTGGCTTGGTAGTCCGCAAGCACCTGCATGGTCACGTTCAGCTCGTCTGCTATCGACCATAGGTCATCGTCGTACATGTGTTCGAGCAATGCAAGCTCAGCAGGATCGACGAGCGTGAGGGCGGTCTGCGTTCGCGCCCGTCGCTCCTGCTTCGAACGATCGTTCGAACAACCGGTGTCGCCATGCTTCCAGTGCAGCAGCTCATGCGTGAGCACGCATCTTTTCGCGGTATACGTGAGTCGCCGGTCGATGAGGATTACGTCTGTGGAGGCGTCGTAGCAGCCCCATAATCCGTCCGGCAGGATGGCGCTGGACACGGTGACAGGCAGTCCGACAATGGCGCGGCGCATGGCACCGTAGGTCATGCGCCGGTCGATCGGCAGGTCAGGCAGGCTCGTCGTAATCCGGCCCAGCCTCTCCATCGATCGCCTCCTGCTTGCCCTGAGCGTTATAGGCGGCAAGACCATAACCGCCTGCCTGCGCTTTCCTCTCGGCGGCTTCGACGGCATGGCGCTTGGAGTCCATCACGATGTCTCCGATGGATACGCCGGTCACTTCGCTAATGCGCTCAAGGTCACTCAGATTGAGCGGGAGGCTGTAATTTGCCCTCGTGTACCAATAGACCTCGCCGAAGCCACAGGCCTTGGCGAATTCCTTGATGGTCATGCCGCTTTGCTTTTGGAGCCTGACGCATTCGTCCATGACCTGCTTGGCGAAATGCGTGACCTCCTGTGCTTTTCTTCCCATGCTTCAAATTATAGCTAATTGCGTAGTCATATGTGCATAAATCGTGAAGACTACGTAATTACGAATACAAGAAACTTCGTAATTACGTATATTAAAAACCGTCGAAAGGAAAACCGAGATGTTGAGCACGAAGAAGACCAAGACCCCCGACCACTACCCGTGCGGCCACATGCGCGGCCCCGGCTGGCACGACTGGCGCGCATGCCTCACCAAACAGGGAATCGAGGAGGATGAATGGCCGGTCTGACGGAAACAGCCAGCAGAAACCTCAAAGCGGAACTCGCAAGACACGACAAGACACCGAAAGACCTAGCGAAAGCATGGGACCTCGAAATCAGAGCCGTAAACAACAGGCTCAAAGGCCGCACGCCACTCTCGACAGACGAAATCGAAAAAGCGGCATCCATGCTCGACATGGAACCAGAAAACCTCGTCATGCTCCTCATCCAGCCGATTGACAGTATCAAACAATTCAAAGCCTAAGGAAACCGAAATGAGCCAGTTGCTTAACCCGCCGAAACCACCGGAATCGAGGAAAACCATGAAACCACGAATCGAACTCATCGGCACCACCGGCTACGCCATCCGCATCCAGGAAGACAAGAGCGGCCAACTCATCGAGCTTCACGCGGACGGCGAGGAAGTCCTTGCGGACATCCCTGAAAGCGCCCTCGACAACTTCGCCTACAGCCTCAACGACGACTTGGGGAACATGCGATGAGCCAATCATTCGAACTGCGAATCATCGAGGACGGCACGCACAGCAGTGACCACAGCTGCCTCATCGGACTCAGATTCGACATGGCAGACGGATACCAGGAACACATGCTCAACAAAACCGACCTCATGAACCTCCGCCGCGAAATCGGACGAACACTCAAAGAACTCAACCAGAAGAAGGACAAGAAATGAACATCTTCCAACAGCGAGAACAAATCCTCGCAGACCTCATCGAAGCATACAGGGAACACGACGAAGAGAAGACCAACCATCTGCTCGGCCAGCTCAAGGAACTCGACAAGCCAGCTGAACAGGAAAAGCCACTGCCCGAAGAGCCGAAGGAGCTGGGCTTCTATGTCACCGCGAATGATGGTCGGCTCCTGCTTAAGGACATCGATGATGACTGGTCGGCGCGCACATGGGATGACTCGGCTAATCCCATCTGGAATGGCGGTAGACAGTATGTGAAGTGGCTGACTGTCTGCGAAACGCTCCCGCCTGAAGCCTTCCCGTTAAAGCGAGTGAACACTGGGAGCGACGATGACTGACCATGATTACTGGCTTGAAGACATGCAAGCAATGAAGAAGCGGCGGAAGCCGAACTACACGCGCCGCCGCATCCTCTTCACGCTCGCCAGCATCGGCCTCATCTCCAGCCTGACCATCATGCTCACCTGGCATGGCGGCAGCACCACCGCCGCGCTCATGGTGGAAGGCGTGTACATCGCCACCGCATTGTGGCTGATCGTCAGATTCGCGCCACGCGACTAAAGACTTCCCACCAGCCGACAGTCCAACAAAACAAACCAATTAGGGACGTTTCGCGGACATCCACGTTCACCAGTCGGCTGGCGGGGACACATAACTGAATATCGATTATTATCCACGCGCCGACCATCTCGGTCACATACACTGTCGGCGCACTGGTTGGGCGACGGTTCGCCCGTCCATGGATTCCAATCTCTTCTCTCTCTATCAAAAACGCAGGCATTCCGGTGCTTGCAAACCCTTTCAAGTCCGCCTGACGGCTTTCAGTCACCGTCGGCCACGCCACCGACAGCGAATACGTTCAGGTCGTGTTCCAACAGTCAAAGGGGCGCTCGGAATCCACAGACGGCATCGGTTCGACTCCGATGCCAGCCACTCAGCCCCATCCACTCGTCATGGTGGGGCACACAACGCCAAACAAGCAAAGGAAACACATCATGAACGAAAACAAACCAAAGGTGGCAACATGGGCGCTCTGCGTTGACATCGACCCCGACAACCCGGAAATGCTCGACGGCCTCCACATCAACCCGATGGGCGACATTCGGGACGGCAGGCCATGACCGACCTGCTCACGCCATCCGAACTGGCCACCATGCTCGGCATGAGCGTGCGCACACTCGCCAACTGGCGGAGCACCGGCAAAGGCCCGCCATATCTGAAAATCGGCGTGGAACCGCCCGAAGGCCATCAGGACAGGCGCAAAGTCCGATACCAACGCGCCGTGGCCGAACGGTGGGCGCAGGCGCACCAGTACACGAGGACGGTGGCCAGATGAAAAACGGCATGTTCGTTCCGGCGACACAGTGCAAAAGCCATCCAAACGTCACAAGCGACGGGAAAGCACGCGTCGACACCGGCAAACCGACCCTCACACAGCAGGGAATGGACGTGGACAAGTTCATCCGCGAAAACCACGCGCTCATCGAAAAACTCAGGAAAGGAAAACGTTAAAACACGAATACACAGCCGACGAGCTCGCCGAGCTGAAAAGCATCTACGACGAGTCGGGCGAAGCCGGACTCCAGATCGGCGAAATGCGGGCGTTGCGCAAGGCCGGACTCCTCACGCAGGGCCTGCCGGCGAAACCGGAAGCACCGTCGAAACGCGATCTCATCATCGCACACTGCAAAAACCGCATCGACCAAGGCCAGCCGTTCGACGGCAAGGAAACAGCCGAAGCGCTAGGCATGAGCCAGAAAACAGTCGGCAACATCATCAGTCAACTCCGCAAGGAGGGACTATTGCCGGCCTTTGACAAGCACTCGCCACGCAGCAAAGCACAGAAAACCACCACAACCGGAAAGAAGAAGGAGACCATCATGGCCGTCACATCGAAACCAGCCGCCAGCAAGGAGGAACCAATGAGCCAGGGAATCACCGCCAACAAGGAGACAGCACCGGAGAAACAGTGCGAGAACACGCGCGCCATCATCTCCAATGCATTGACCGGCATTTTCGACGCCATCAGCGCATTGCAACGAACCGCGTTTCAATCCAACGACAAAGTGGTCTACGGATTCGCCACGAAACTCCTCAACGGCGAACTCATGGACTTGAAGGCCAACTACAGCAAGGATGCGGCGAAATGAGACTCAAGTTCAACAGCAAGGATGGCGTTTTCACCGTCAAACCCGAAAACGAAGAGGAAAAAACCGCGCTCAAAACGTCGGCACCTGCCATCTGCAATCTCATCATCGATTTTTTTAACGGTGAAGTCCAGGAAATGAAGGTGGCGAAGGAATGAAGCGGATACCACTCAAGGACACGGAACGCTACACGTTGGAACGGTTCCGACAGTGCAAGAAAACGGAACGTCATCTCGCATGGCTGAAGAGCCGTAAGGCTGGTGTCGGCGGTTCCGACATGAGCACGATCCTCGGCCTGAATTCCTTCAAGACACCGTATGAGCTGTGGCTTGAGAAGACAGGCCGCGTGGAACCGGAGGACATCTCCGACAAGTGGGCCGTCATCCGCGGCAATGCCTTGGAGAACGAGCTCAGGAAGCGTTTCCGTGCCAATCATCCGGAAATGCTCGTCACGGACGGCACCGACAAGCAGTTCATCATGCGCGGGAAGCCATACCTGCGCGCTTCCCTTGACGGCATCCTGCAGAAAGAGAACGGCGATTTTGGAATCCTCGAAATCAAGACGGCGAGCAGCCGTCGAGCGGGGGACTGGCATGACGAGGAAGGCAACCTCCGAATCCCGCCATACTACTTGGCTCAAGTCGAGTTCTACGCGCTCGTCACTGGATGGACGTGGGGCTACGTATACGCGGCCATCGGAGACGACGAGCCGGCGGAGATACCGTTCCAGGCCGACGTGGAGGACATGGCCGCGATCGACAAGGCCGCAGCCGACTTCTGGCATTTCGTCACTTCCGGCACTCCACCGCAGTTGACTGGCGGCGACGTGCAGAAGGCGTTCCCGGAACCTACGCCGGACATTGTGGACGAAAGCGACGATGACGACCTGTACGACCTGCTCGCAAGATACGAGAGCGCCACCGGAATGCTGAATGACATGAAGTCCGCTCAGAAGGAATTGCAGGAGCAGATCATTCTGCGCATCGGCTCGCACACCGGCATCAAGTGCGGGAATTTGCAGGCCACCTACAAGCCGATGACACGCAAGGAATACACCGTCAAAGCCACCACCTACCGCAAATTCGCGCTCAAAACCATCGAAGAAAAGGAGCAATAAAAATGGGAGCAATCGCACAGCAGGCGCAGGGACAGCAGTTGCAGCCGCTCAATCCGAAGGGCAAGCTCAAGCAGCTTGTGGAGCATTCATGGCCGCAGATCGCACGTGTCATCGGCGGCAACCTCGACAGCGAGGCGCTGTTGCAGATGTGCATCAGCAGCATCAACCGCACTCCCGCATTGGCCGACTGCACGCCGGTGAGTGTCCTTTCCTGCTTCATGCAGTGCGCGGCACTTGGCTTGCGCCCATCCGACGTGGATGGATTGGGACAGGCGTACATCCTGCCCTATGGCAACAAGAACTATGCCACAGGGGAGAAGCAGGCCACGTTCGTCATCGGCTACAAGGGCATGCTGAAACTGTTGGAGAACAGTGGAATCTACGCGCAGCCGCGAGCCGTCTACGAGGATGACAACATCAAGCTCAAGCTTGACGAAAATGGCGTGCCGACCATCGAATGCCCGGACGAGGTGAACGTGGACGCCGACCACAGCGAGGACAAGCTGAAATTCGTGTACCTCTCCGTCCAGCTGCCGAATGGCGGACGATACGCCGACTACATGTCGAAACGCGACCTGCTCGAATACCGCGAGAAGTACGCGCCACGTAATCGCAGCCGTCAGATCACCGGCCCGTGGGTGAAGAACTTCGTGGAGATGGCGAAGAAGACCATCATCCGCCGCAGTTTCAAATATCTGCCGGTCAACATCGAGGCGAAGAAGGCCGCGAGCGTGGACGAGACCACACCGGATTACGGCGACGTGTTCCAGCCGGTAATCACCGATTCGACTGATGACGTGACCGCCGAGGTCATGGACACCGACACTGAGGCCGATTCGGAAGCAAAGGATGGTGAGTGATGGCCGGAGAAACCGTAATCACCGTGGTGGGCAACCTCACCGCAGATCCTGAGATGCGCACGACCCGTAATGGTTCCACGGTGGCGAACTTCAGCATCGCGGCCACGCCGAGAGTGTTCGACAAGCAGTCCAACCAGTGGGTGGACGGGGACGCGCTGTTCCTGCGCTGTTCCGCCTGGCGTGACCTTGCCACTCATTGCGCGCAGAGTCTGTCCAAGGGCATGCGTGTGATCGCGCAGGGCCGTTTGCAGCAGCGTTCCTATCAGGCGCAGGACGGTTCCAACCGCACGGTCATCGAATTGCAGGTGGACGAGATCGGCCCGTCGCTCAAGTATGCGACGGCTCAGGTGCAGAAGATGCAGTCAGGCGGATACCAGGGCGGTAACGCCAACGGTGGCGGCTATCAGCAGCCGCAGCAGGCGCAGCAGCAGTCGCAGGCTCCGGCCGATGATCCGTGGGGCGCTCCGGCTGGAGAGCCTGACTTCTGATGATGCGTGAGTGGATTGAGCCGCCAGACGTGCTGCCGGTATGTCCCAAACATGGGTGCGCGCTGTATCCGGCGCGCCCCATCCCATGCCCCGAATGCGAAATCGAATCCGAGGAAGAGGAGGAATGATGCAGGAATTCGTCGTGGACATTCCACGAGACGAATGGTGGACGCAAAACCGTCGCGGCCACTGGCGAGTGAAATTCGCGCACACAAGCGCAGTCAAACAGCGTGCCATGGCATTCGCCAGATTCTGGCTCCAAAACGGCCACCACAGGCCACAACACTTCCCAGTGCACGTCACCGCGATCATCCACCCATTGACCCACGGCCGCTTCGACCCGGAGAACGCGGCGCCCATGGTCAAAGCCATCCTTGACGCGCTCACCGATACCGGATTCTGGCCCGACGATGACTCAAAACACATCATCGGCCCCGACTACCGAGGTGGAGAACCAAGCATCCGAAAAGGCTGGTACCGAATCACAATCCGAATCGAAGAAGAGGAGCACTGACATGGCTACGAACGTGAGTCAGCAAGACGAGACACTGCACAAGGTTATCGAATGGTGTGAGCAGCGCGAGGTTGAGGGATTACGGCTTGCCAATGCTTTGCTGCAGAAGCATGACTTGGCTGCTTATGCAGTGGTCAAAGCTCAAATAGACGCATATCACAAGACCGCCGAACATTGCCGTCACATGCTCGGCTATTCCGGCTCGATGCCGTCCGAGGTGCCGAATCAAAGCGAGGACGCGAAATGAGTAAACGGTACAAGGTTTGCCCACTTTTTTGGAGTGATTACGGCTGTAAACGCACCTTGATGAATATGGGTGCGTTTGAAGAGTTGCTGAACGAGGGTTGGCAGATTCTGCGGGTGGATACCATGCCGCCAACGGAATTGCGTGATAACGCCGTCGCAGCGACGAACGTCTACATCCTTGAGAGGGAGGCTAATGATGATTAGTCAATACGACAAGGACATGTGTTGCCTGTATATCGCTGAGGGGATGAGCTACATCTGGCAACAAAAAGGGAACCAAGAGCTTTCCCGAATACTTGAATCATTGGCCGATAGGAAGCTCATGAAGCGTGTCCATGGCGGGTATGCGATCACACTCAAGGGCCTGTTGGCAGTCAAGGTGTGGAGACTTCACCTGTTCCTGTTCCATCACGATGAACACAAGTACTTCAGGAGGAAGAAATGAGTATCGCAGAGGATGAAGCGGAGAGGGTGTACCCGACCCGCTATTGGGATGGAACGCATGTCAAGGAAAAGTTCTACTGCGACACGGACGATTTGCAGGAAGCTTACCTGCGAGGCCGCGAAGCGCCACCGTCTGACGTTGAGGTGGAGGCCGTGGCAAAACGCTTGCTATGGCGAAGCTGCAAGAAGTGGGATGGCATCGAAAGCGACTGTGTGGCGAAGGACGAAGATGACGCATGGAATTATGCCGGTGAGATTCCCGGCTTCCAGGAGGAATATATCAGACAGGCCAAGGAAATGCTCGAAATCGCACGGAAGGCGGTAAACGAATGAGCAAGGCAATCCGGTATATCGAGTGCGCCCACTGCGGTGAGACGGTGGGCAGCTATTACGTCACCTGCCCTTACTGCGGGTACCGGCTGGTGGACGCGAAGCAAGCCGTAATGGACGGCCTGCAATGGTGAAAGACCTGCTTGACACGCCACCGGACTTGGTGGAGATTGCCGAAGCCCTGGATGCGATGGCGAAACCGCACTACGGCTCGGCGTGCAAGCTGATTGCCGAATCGGAAGGCGAACAATGCACCACCGAACGGCAGGAAGCCATCTGGATGGCATACAACGGCATCACAAGAGGAAAGGATTGAGATGGCAAGGCGCGGATACGTGCAGCTCGTGAACGCTTTTTACAGCAACGAGAAGGTGCAGGAATTGGCGCGCAGTGGACGCATGGACTCTGTGGGCGCCTTCTGCATGGCCCTGGCGTATTGCGGCGATCATCTCACGGACGGCTTCGTGCCGCGCCGCGCCATGCTCTACGTCATCGGGGCCACCAGCGAGCAGATCCGTGCACTATGCGATGTGGGCATGCTTGAGGAGGTCGATGAAGGCTGGCTGATCCATGATTACACCGAGCATAACCGCACCAAAGAGCAGGTATTGCACGCCAGGAAGAAAAGCGCCGAGCGCGTGGCCAAGCATCGCAACGAATCGGATGTAACGGCGTTACATCGGAACTGTAACGCTGTTACATCGGGACAAACACCAGAACACCAGAACACCAGAACCCAAAAGAAAGATGAAGAAGAATATTCTTCTTCTTCATCCAAAGAAATCGGGCTGAACGACTTCGAGCTGGTCAGGGAGAAAACCCACGCCAATGCCGCCATAATCCGCGATTACCCGAATCTCGACCTGTCAGACGCGTGGAACGCATTCTTAAGCCGACATTATGGCGAAAACCGCACGATAGCCGACTGGACGCGCCTGTGGAAGGGCTGGTGCCAACGCAGAGCCAAAATGAGCGGCATACCACCCTCGAAACGCCACGTGCACACGTGGAAATGCTCTCACGTGCTCGAAGCGCTCGGACGCGACGAAGAAACAGCACAGGCAGACGAAAAGGCCTGCGAATTAGCCGACAGACTCAACAAGGAGAAATCATGAAACACGAACCGGTAATCATGTACAGCCGAGAATGGTTGGAACACGAGCGCCGCAAAGCATGGCAGGAAGGCTACGCGGCCGGATGGAAAGACCAGGAATGCGACTTCCCGCCACACACCACAGAAAACCCATATCTGGAGACCAAATGACCAATACCGAGAAGACAATAATCTGCACCGTCATCACCTGCATGCTCATCATCTTCCTCACCATCGGCACATGCATCTCCATGCAGTGGTACACGTCCACCCACCACGATTTTCAAATGGAGACGGTCAAGACCGGTGACGTGACGTGGGCATGCCTCAAAGACCGAGGCGCATACATCGGATGCAACACAGTGGAGGAATACAAGTGAAGAAAATACTCGAAGACATGATCATCAAGTGGCATCAGGCCGGTTACGCGCTCGACGAGATCGCGCCGCTCGTGCCGCAAGTGCCGAAAGCCGAAATCGCCGCACTCATCCGCCAGCACGACAAGGAGACCAGACTTTGACCAACTGCCAGCACTGCCGGAAGCCAATGAAGCCGGTGGCCGCGAATCTGCTCTGCGCCAGCTGCCGAGAAAACTACTGGCAGCTGATCCGCCAGCTCGGACACGTCCAACTGCCCGCCCTGCGGAGCATCATGCTCCGACAGGCCCGCATCGGCACCCCAGCACACACGCCAAGCCGAGGCAACGCACCAATACCCATCGACACCCACGCTCAAGACCTCATCGCAGACAGCGAAGCATGGTTGGCGGAACAGGCGGGCAAAATACGCGCCGCATACGCTGGATACGACTGGCGGAAAGCGTGGTTCGCCATAATCAGCAACCGGCGCACCATCCTCGACATGAGCACTGCAGCAGACGATTACGCAGCCCTGGAACACATCAGCCGACGCAACGAGACGGCCTTGACACCAGAAGAGGCAATGGTCATCATCGGCACATGCCCACAATGCGGCCACCAAGCCACCAGCACGCCACAGGCCGACGAATGGACATGCCCGCACTGCAAATGGCAAGGCGGAGTCCAAGCCATCAAAGCCACCCGCGACAACAAACTCTGGCAACTCGAATACACCGGAAAACCAGTCGAAGTCGCAAGATACCTCTCCAAAATGGACATCCACTGCACAAGCGACCAGATCCGCCAATGGCTCACCAGAGGCAAACTCCACGCCACGCCGACAAAACACAAAGGAGAGTACGTGTTCAACCTCGGAGAAATAACCGCCATGCTTGACTGTCACAATTAAAATGCTATACTGTCGTACAGTAGTAAAATGGTTCAGCCTGAAAGGGCTGGGCCATTATTCATATCAGCTTCGGTAGCTCAGTGGCAGAGCACGAGGGATAGCACAGATACCAGAGGACGGATACCAAACCGGCCATGGCTTCATGATTCTTTGCGAATGCCCGTGATCAGAGATAGTGCATCCCACACCATGCGCTGGTTCGACTCCAGCCCGAAGCACCACAAGGCGGTGACCACATGCCAGGAAGAACGCGCAAGACCAGCCGCCAATTCGAAAAAGACAAGGCCACATTCTTCACACAATGCAAGGCACAGCATGCAGTCTGCTGGTTGTGCGGCATGCCAATCGACTACAACGCAGTCAAGAACACCACAGATGACTCATTCAATCTCGATCACATGTTCCCGGTCAGCAAGCATCCCGAACTCCAATTCGACCCAGCAGGCTTCAAGCCGAGCCACACCAGCTGCAACCGCTTGAGAGGCAACCAAGATCCGCCAGCGCCAATCGGAACACTCTCAAGACAATGGATAACAACAGCATGAGCCCAACACGAGGGGTAGGGGCGGTGAAATCGTAAAACCAACGACAGAGCGCAAGACGTCCCGCGTGGTCGGTCTTCCTCTCCCCGACGAGTGAAATTGTTGGCGGGTCGCGCGCGATGGCAGATTAGGGGGGGTTTTCGATGAGTGCGAAGTTTCCGAGTCGGAATGTGGCGGAGGCGTTGGAGCGTTCGTTGAAGAACGCTGACCTCAAGGCTGTGAATTCTGCTGTTGTCGCTGCGGCTCGCGTGTTGGCTGAGCGTATCGATTATCTGACGTTCTCCGGTTTTGTCGATGAGAACGGCAAGCTCGACAACGTTTCGCTGCCGACGTTCCTCAAATATTGTCAGTCGCTTGGTTTGACGGTTGATGCTCCGGCTAAGGTTGGTCGGCCTGCGAAGCCGAAGGTTGAATCGAAGCCGGAGGCGCGTAAGAGCGACAAGGTTGTGCAGATGGAAGATTTCATGAAGCGTTTCGGCTAGGAGGCGTTCGATGGTGTCGGAAGATTTGAGTGTTTTCGGTGCCATCGATGATGAGAAGCATGGTGTGACCCTGCCGCGTATTTATACTCCGCCGCTTCGCCCATTGGACAAGAACACTTCTAATGGCTTCGCTGTGATCGCGTTCGCCGAGATCATGCTTCACGTGCATCTCTATCCGTGGCAGTGCTGGCTGCTGGTCCATGCCTTGGAATTGCTTGAGGATGGCAGCTATCGCTTCCGCAAGGTGATTGTGCTTGTGGCCCGCCAGAACGGCAAGACCACGCTGATGGGCGTGCTTGCCGCGTGGTGGCTGTTCGTGGACTCCAACAAGCATCCGGACAGGGTTCCGCCCGTGAAGTTTCTGGTGGTCGGTGCGGCGCAGACGTTGGACAATGCGAAGGGTCCTTACAATCAGGTCAAGGAGTGGTGCAATCCTCAGCCTTCGACTGATGAGGAAGCGGATCTGGTGATTCCGGATCTTGCCGCGATGACGCAGAAATTCGTTAACACGAACGGCGAGGAGGCGATCATCACCCGCTCGAAGGCCCGCTATATCGTCCGCGCCGATAAGAATATTCGCGCGAAGAGCGCCGCCCGTGTGGTGTTCGATGAGTTGCGTGAGCAGCATACTGATGATGGCTGGAATGCCGTCAGCCAGACCACGAAGGCAGTCTGGTCGAGCCAATTGTGGGGCATTTCGAACGCTGGCGACTATCGTAGCGTCGCGCTCCGCAAGCAGGTGGACAAGGGCCGTAAACTCGTGGACGCTTGGAAGCAGTATGTGGCTGATGGTGTGGATGCCGCCGAGGCTTTCGCCAATGGCGAGCAGGACGGCAGCTTCGGATATTTCGAGTGGTCGGCGCCTGACAAGTGCCCGGTGGATGATGCCGACGCGATCCGCCAGGCGAATCCGTCGCTCGGCTATGGGCCGATGACTGTTATGTCGGTTCGGTCCGATATCGATGGCATGACCGAGGCGGCGTTCCGTACGGAAGTCCTGTGCCAGTGGGTCACGGCTGACATCATTCCTTTTATCAATCCGAAAATGTGGGCCAGCGGCATCGACTCGCGTTCCACGATTCCGAATGAGAATCGTGTCGTGCTGTCCGTGGACACGTCGGCCGACCGTAAGACCACGTATGTGGCCGCTGCCGGAATGCGTGCGGACGGGTTGCCGCACGTGGAGTTGATCGCTCGTCGTGACGGCATGCTGTGGGTGCCGCATTATCTCGACCTTTTGCAGGAGTGTTGGCCGCATGTCACGGAGATCGCCGTGCAGGGCAAGGGCTGTCCGGCAGTGGACTTCATCGACCCGCTCATCGAAAAAGGGTGGACGGTGCATCTCATCGAAGGCTTCCGGCTGGGCGCGTGCTGCGGCCGTTTCCATGATCGTGTGCGTGAGGGCAAGCTGCGGCATCTTCCGCAGCCAGCCATCGAACAGCAGGTTTCCGTGGCCGTATCCCGGCGTCTTGGCGAAGTCGAGGTGTGGGACCGCACCAAGTCCGCATTGCAGATTTCCGGCTTGGTTGCCGAATCGCAGGCGCTTTATGCGCTGGAGACCATGCAGGCTGAAACGCTTAAACCGAAATACGAGCCCTCGCAAGGCGTGAGGGTCAGATTCTAGATTCTTCACAAAGAGGGGAGTATTGATGGGATTCCTTGACCGGCTCCTCCACAATAACGCCGCAGCTATCGGCATGAAGATGGCCGAGGCCGACGCACATCCGACGCCAGCGACAAGCATTCCACTCGCCAACGGCGACAGTTGGCCGTCCGACATGGACTTTTACGGGTACGCGTCCGGCGCCTACTGCAGGGAGTATGCGGTGCGTGTCGTGGTGGACTTCATCACCCGCAACATCGCCTCGCTGCCATTCAAGGTGTATCGGAAGAACGCCGATGGGGATGCCGAGGAAGTCTCCGACGGCGCTCTTGCCGATTTGATGAAGCGTCCTTCTCCTCTTCCTGGAATGACACGCTACCGTTTCATTAGCACGCTGCTTCGTGACATGCTGCTCGATGACCGGTGGCTCATGCTCCTGGGCGTGAACGGTGGCCGTTTCACGCTCCGTCGCATACCGTCTGACTGCTATCAACTGTCGGGTAACGCTTTCGGCGAGATTACCGGCGTGAATCTGCTGACGATGGACAGTCAGCAGGCCATGCATTTCGATCTGCCTGATCCTCGCGTGCATTTGGATGTCGGCTTTATTTCCGGCCTCCAGTTCGGCGATAGTGTGACCAACGTGCTTCGTCCGCTCTTGGCGGAGGCGAAGGCGATGGCTTCCTACCGGCGCAATATCGCCAAGAATGGCATGCAGGCCGGTGGCTACGTCTTCCGGCCGAAGGAGATGCCGTGGCTGTCGCAGGATGATTACGACGATTTCACCAATGGATTGCGTAATTTCATTCAGAATGGTGGCCGTGAGGGTGGCTGGCCTGTCCTGAAGGACGGCATGGAGATGCGCCCTTTGGACAATGTCTTCAAACCGGTGGACGTGAACGATTTGGAGGCGCGCGACCGTATCAATATCGCGGTGTGCAATGCCTTCCAGATTTCGCCGGAAAACGTCGGCTTCCGAACCGGCACCAATTCCAACATCAGCGCGTTCAAAGAGCAATTGTGGAATGTTGAGCTGATGCCATACATCGTGGCATTGGAAGAGGCGCTGAATCTGAGCCTTCCCGAGGCCGTGAGCGAGCCTGACTGCTACATCAAGGCCAACGTTGACGCGAAACTACGTGGAACCACGTCCGAACAGTATCAGGCGCTTTCCACGGCTACCGGGCGTCCTTTCATGACCACGAATCAGGCGCGTCAGATTCTGGACATGCCGCGCGTGCCAGGTGGCGACCAGCTCATCACGCCATTGAATGTGAGCGAGGGCGGCCAGCCCAGCCCGCAAGACGGCGGCAAGACGCAGAACGCGCAGGAGAACAATCCGGTCAACGGCGAGGACGCGAAGGCGATGCTTGCCGAATTCAAACGGCTTTACCGGTATGACGCGCAATTCCACGCCGAGTGGGACGCGCTTACCAAGGAGGAAACATCATGAGGCTTGATTTCAAGGGCTTCGAGCTGAAATCCCTTGATGACAGTCAAGGCGAGGGCGTGTTCAGCGGCTACGCCTCGACGTGGGACAAGGATTTGTACGATGACGTGATCGTCAAGGGCGCTTTTGCCGATACTTTGCAGAACGATTTCCAAGGTTCCGGCGCTGGCATTCCGATCCACTGGCAGCACAAGGACGACAAGCCGACCGACATCATCGGCGAGACGCTGAGCGCAGTGGAGGACGAGCATGGACTGCTCGTCACCGCCCGTCTTGACCTTGACCTTCCGGAAGGCAAGCGCGCCTATGAGCTGCTGCAGCGTGGCCTTATCCATCAGATGAGCATCGGCTTCATCGCCGAGGAGACCGCTTTCGTGCAGGACGGTAAGAGCGCTTGGGACGGTTACCGTGAGATTCGTCAGGTGAAATTGTTCGAGATTTCCCTCGTGCAGGTCGCCGCGAATCAGGGCGCCGAAGTGCTTGAAGTCAAGAGCGGTAGAGCCATCAGCGCCTCCAACGAGAGCAAGCTCCGTGCCGCCCTCGACAGCCTGCACGAGGTTCTTGATGGCATCGATTCCGACAACAAGAAGCCGGACGATTCGTCTGATGACTCCACGGATGATTCCGGCGACGAGCCAGACGATTCCACGGATGACCCGAAGAAGAAAGACCAGAAAAGCTTTGACCAGCAGTGGGCCAAGGAATACCAAACCATCAGCGACTTCTTCTCGCTGGAACACTAACCGAAAGGAGTGCCATGAATCTCATGGACAATCTCGCCGCCGAGAAGAAGGCGGCACAGTCCATCCTCGCCAAGGGAATGGATAACATCACCGAAAAGGAGCAGGAAGAGCTCAAGCAGCATTACGCCGAGGCGAAGAAGCTGCAGGAGCGCATCGACCTGTTCAAGGAAGCCGGAGAAGGACTCGACCGTCTCGCCGGAACCTCGAAGACCGAGCATAAGACCGCCGAGGCGAAGACAATCGGCGACTTCTACGTCAAGTCCCTGCAGGAGAAGGGCTTGAGCGTGCTCGCAACCAAGGGAGGCTTGTTCTCCACTCCGGAATTCAAGGCTGCTTCCGACACTCAGGTCACAGGTGGAGCGTCCGGAGCCTACGCGCCGTTCCTTACTGAAACCGATCAGAACGGCGTATGGCCGTATGAGCGTCCGCTCGTCATCGCCGACCTTTTCGCGTCCGGCACCATGAGCGGCACCACCATCAAATATCCGGTCTACGGCTCCCTCGAAGGCAACGCCACCACCGTCGCCGAGGGCGCGCAGAAGCCTCAGATTCACATGCCGGATCCGACTTGGGTGTCCGACAGCCTGCACGAGGTCGCCGCATGGTGGAAGATCACAGACGATATGGCGGAAGACCTGCCGTTCGTCGTGTCCGAGATCAACCAGCACGCCCAGTACAACCTGAAGCTGCAGGAGGAGATTCAACTCCTGTCCGGCGATGGCACCGACCCGAATCTCAATGGCATTCTGAACCGTGAGATCCAGTCCAAGGGTCAGGCCGCGGACTCCGATCCGGACCGTATCTTCGCGGCCACCACGGATATCGCCACCGCGACCGGCTTCTCCGCCGACGCCGTGGTCATCAACCCTGCCGACTATCAGACAATCCGCCTGTCCAAGGACGCGAACGGCCAGTATTTCGGCGGTGGCTTCTTCGCCGGCCAGTACGGCAACGGCGGCATCATGCAGAACCCGCCGCTGTGGGGACTGCGCACCGTCGTCACCGAGGCGATGACCAAGGGGACCGTGCTCGTCGGCGCGTTCAAGGCAGGCGGCACCATCTACCGCAAGGGCGGCCTGACCGTCGAATCCACCAACAGCCACGAAAACGACTTCACCAACGACAAGATCACGTTCCGAGTTAAGGAACGCCTCGCCCTGCAGGTCAAGTACCCCAAGGCTTTCGTCAAGGTGTCCCTCGGCAAGGCCGGAAAGTGAGGTGAACCGTGAAGCAGTATCGGCTGGCCGACACATCCAAGGCCAAGGTGGACGCTTCGACTTACATCGAGGACGTGCTCTTCGTGGACGGCAATGACAATCCGGTGAACGTCACCGGCGGTTCCACTTCCACGCCGTATGTGCTTCCCGCGGCCGCTGAGAACGCTCTCGGTGGCGTGAAGCTGGCGAATGTCACGATCTCCGGCACTGCGAACGCCTCCGTCGCGGCTGCTGCCTCCACCACTCCGACGAAGGCAGAGTACGACGCGCTCGTGGCCGCGTACAACGATCTGGCGCAGCGTGTCAATGCTCTTGTGGCTGGTCTTGTGGCTGCTGGCGTGGTGAAGACGAGCTGAGACGGGAGGTCGGCATGATTGACGTGAATGTGATTCCTGACATGATTGCCGACCCTTCGGCTTTCGAGGATGACGCGCAGTTTCGGCTTAAGGCGGCGCAGGCGGCCATCCGCCGTGAATGTGGTTGGCATGTCATGCCGAACACGGAATTGTCCGGCGTGCTCAACTCGCGTGGCGGCATGGTGATTCGACTGCCCGCCCGTCATGTGACGAGCATCGAATCATTGACCGACCGTGATGGCAACAAGCTGGCTTATGCCTATGATCCTGATACTGGTCTTGTGGAGTCCTTGTCTGGCGGCTTTCCCGCTGGCATTGCGGCCATCCGCTACGAGATTCACGCGGGCTATGATGACGCGCCGGACGTGCAGTCGGTGCTTATCAGCGCCGCGAAACGTGCCGGCATGAGTCCGCTTGGGCTTATCACCTCGCAGTCAACGAATGGCAGCAGCGCGAGTTTCGACGTCGTGTCGCTCATGCAGGAGGAACGGGACAAGCTCAAACCCTACAAGCTTGGAGGGTTGCCGTGAGCCTGATCGACGACCTGAACTCCGCTGTCGGCGTTTCCGCCATGGCTGGGGCCACGCGCTTTATTCGACTGCGCGCCAAACGCAAGGCCAATCCGTACAATTCGGCGCAGAACGAGCCAGACTGGAGCGTGCCTCCGGACGAGCTAGCCATCACGGGCGCCCTCGCCTCCAGCTCCAGCATGCGCACGCCGGACACGCTCGACACACGAACCGCATCCACAGCGTACCTCACCATCCCGGATTCGACAGCCGACGTGAAAATCGGCGACCGGATCCGCGCAGACCCCGACGACGGACGCTTGTGGGAAGTCGACGGATTCCCCTCGAAGGACGCGAACGCGTTCACCGGCTGGCGTCCGACCTTGGAATGCCGTCTGACGGAAAGAAAGGGCTGACAATGGCGAAAAGCAGGATATCGGTCAACTTCAACCAGAAATTCTTCGACGAGATTCTCAACAGCGCCGGAGTCAAGTCGCTCACCACGCTGGCTGCGGACAGGGCACTCGCCTACGCGAAGGCGTCAGCTCCGGTAGATACCGGCGCATACCGCGACGGCCTTGGAATCGAGGAGGTTAAAAGGGAGCACCGAACGACCGTCATGGTCGTCGGCCACGACTCTAAGACCCTGCTCGTGGAGTCGCGGACCGGCAATCTGGCCAAGGCGTTGAGGAAGGCGAGGGTCTGATGGCAAGCGTCATTCCACCAGACCTTGAGCTGTTCCTTACCGGATGGCTGCGCTCCAACATCACGGACGTCGCGGGCCTGCAGGTCGGAAACCGCATTCCGGATGGTTACGACGGTTCCTATCCGCTCGTGGTCGTGCGTGATGACGGCGGCACGCAATCCGCCGACCGTGTGACGTTCGACAGGTCGATAGGCGTCAACGTGCTCGGATGGACGCGCAACGATACGAAACCATGCCGTGATCTGGCGGCCCGCGTGTACGGGCTGCTGACCGGCGAGCCCGGCATCCTCATCGGATTCGCCGAAGGCAGCCGCATCTGCGCCGTCGTGTCTGACGGATGCAACGGCCCGTACCCGGTCGGCGAGGACGCGGCATGGTGCCGCTACTACATGACCGTCGAATATTCGACGGCCGGAATCAGACAACCATAGAAAGGAAACGCCATGGCCAAAGACAGTCAGGGCATGGATCTGGGACAGGTGGAGGCGCTCGTCACCGCCGCCATCATGATCGTCCCGTACTCCACCGAAAACAAAATCACGCCGGAGATGATCGCATCAAGCAATGCAACGCCGGAACTTCCGGCCGCCTACAATCGGTCGACCGCATGCATCGGACTCGTCAAGTCCGACGGCGGCAATCAGGATTCGCGCGACGGCGACGACCCGCTGGAGTTTTTGCAGGACGGTTACAAGAAGCTGCCGTTGGCGACCAGCCTCACGCAGACGTTCAGTCCGGCCGAAAACAACGCGCTGACCCGCAAGATCACCATCGGCGAGCCGGACGCGCAGGGCGTCTACCACGTGGCCGACATCATCCAGGACGCGAAATGGATGGTGTACGAAGAGGAGACGTTCGACACCGGGCGCGTCCACCGTCGTGCCGGCGTCATGCAGGTCACCGGCAACGAGCCGGACCAGCAGGAGCGTGGCTCGGTCACCGGCCGCGCATTGACCGTCGAATGGATGAAGGATCCGCTGTATGTGGATGCGGAGCATCCGAACACCCGCTGGATCGAAAGCTGGTACGACCCAAAAGCGTGACGGCGGTGGCCGTGACCTCGGCTGACGGCAACACGAAGCCGTCGGTCGTCCAAGGCGCGAAGCTCGCGCTCAAGGCCGTCGCCACACATGTGGACAAGACCACCGTGGACGTGACCGGACAGGCCACATTCAAGTCCAAGGATGCAGGCGTGGCGACCGTCGAGGGAGGCACGCTAACCGCCGCCAAGGCCGGAAGCGCGAGGCTCAACGCCACATATGACGGCGTGACCTCACCAGATCTGACGGTCACCGTCACCACACGCGCCGCCTGACCGGCGGACGAAAATCTTCCCGGACCGCCCATCTCGCCTGTCTGCGCGGTCCGGGACTTCTTTTTTCACGGCAGGCAGGCGAAAAGCAGATAGGACAAGACAATGACTTCAACTTCCACCGACTTCAAGCCGACCGTCGAGGATTTCGACCAGTGGACGGAGAAAAACGATGAGGAGGCGTTCGCCTCCATTGCGCAGAACTACAAGGTGCGCCACATCATCAAGGGCGATGTGTATTGGGCGCTCGTGCCTGGCGGACGCACGTACAAGCTTCCACTGTCGATGAGCATCGACGATTTCACCAAACTGTCGAACACGTCCGACGATACGGAGAGCGTCGAACAGCTCAAACGCATTCTAAGCGCCTTCGCTGGCGACAAACAGGCGAAAGCGCTGAACGGCGAACCGGTGCAGGTGGTGTTCAACCTCCTGTCCGACTACGGCGACGCGGTAGTGCGCGCGCAGGGAGCCTCACTGGGAAAATCCAATGGTTCGCCCGCCAGCTCGCCGACCACGGGAGCGTGATCCGAGCCGATTTCACGGCACGTGGCTGGAGCCTGCAAACCGACCTTGGCGGCAGGCTCCGCTACGGCGACGCGATAGCGCTGCTCGAACAGCTCATTGGAGACCCGTCAACCTACACAGGCGCGGAGCTCAACGGCCTGGACTATCCGGCCCGTTGGGGCGAGATGCTGGTCATCTACGCGCTGGGCGGCGAAGAGTATCCGAAACCTTTCGATTCGCTTGCGAAACGATTGCGGGCGGACAGGGAGAAGGCCGAGCGTGAGCGGCTGCGCGAACAGACCAAGGGCATGAGCCCGGTATTCCGGACTCTTTACGAAGACTGAATAACTGAATAGTGGAGGTTCCGCATGGCGTTCGGCAGCGAACTTGGTTCCGCGCATATCAGCGTGTTCCCTTCCATGAAGGGTTTCCGCAGCACGGTCAACAAGGAGGTCGGCGCGAGCGGCAAGGCCGCGTCGAAGACCTTCGATTCGAGCATGAACGGCGGCAAAAGCGGCGGACTGTTCGGACGCGCGTTCAAAAACGGGTTCAAACAGTCGGCGAACGCGTTCGGCGCGGACGTGCTGAAATCCTATGAGCGTGACGTGGCGAAATCCACGGCCGCATACCGTCAGTCCATGCTCCAGCAGAAGGCCGCGGCGAATCAGGTGCGTGCCGCCGAGGAAAGCGTCGCCAATGCCGTCGCCAAGCACGGCGAGGGCAGCACGCAGGCCGAGGCCGCGACCATCAGACTCGAACAGGCGCGGCTGAAGCTGTCCACCATGACCGACCGGGCGACGCAGGCCGAGAACCGGTTGAAGGATGCGCAGAAGGCGCTCAAGGACGCGCAGGACAATCTCGCTTCCAGCAGTGGTTCGCTTGGATCGGCGTTCAAGAATCTTGGTTCGGCGATAATCCAGCCGGTCTCCGGCGCGTTCGGACGGGTCAAAAACGCGGCAACGTCGGCGTTCTCCGGCATCGCCACGAAAGCCCGCGACGGCATGAGCGCTGCCGGCGCTGCCATGCAATCCACCGCGTCACGTCTTACCGCGCCATTGTCTGCGAAGTTCTCCGCGATGAGCTCGGCCATCGCGGCAAGGATCCCAGCGCCTTTCAAAAACGTCAGCAATGCCATCGGCGGCTATCTCGGCAACGTCGGCGGCGCGGTCGGCGGCGTGCTTTCGCAGATTCCCGGAGCCGCCGGCAGTGTCGCGTCTGCGATAGGCTCCAAGCTCAAAAGCGGAGCCGACACCGCATGGAATGCGATCAGCTCCATGTCTGGCAAGGCCGTCGGCGCGTTGAAGGGTGTTGCCACTGTCGGACTTGCAGGCGTTGGCACCGCCGTCGCGGCTTTGGCAGGCGTCGGCAAGAGCGCTCTCGACGCATACGCGACATACGAGCAGGCCGTCGGCGGCGTGGACACGCTGTTCAAGGACGCTTCGGGCACCGTGCAGAAATACGCGGCGGAAGCGTACCGGACAGCCGGAGTGAGCGCCAACGAGTACATGACGCAGGTCACGAGCTTTTCCGCCTCGCTGATCAGCTCGCTCGGCGGCGACACTGCGAAGGCCGCGGAACTCGGCAACACCGCCATGGTCGACATGTCGGACAACGCCAACAAGATGGGCACCGACATCGAGTCCATCCAGCAGACCTACCAGTCTCTGGCGCGCGGCAACTACGCCATGCTCGACAATCTGAAGCTCGGCTACGGCGGAACGAAATCCGAGATGGAGCGTCTGATCCAGGACGCGAACAAGGTCAAGCAGGCGAACGGGGAGATGGGCGACCTGTCCATCGACAAGTTCTCCGACGTGGTGCAGGCGATCCACATCATGCAGGAGCAGATGGGCATCAGCGGCACCACCGCCAAGGAGGCCGCGACAACCATCGAGAGCTCTGTCGGCATGATGAAGGCCGCATGGCAGAACTGGCTGGCGGAGCTCGGCAAGGACAATGCCGACATCAACGGATTGACCAAGCAGCTGGTAGATTCGGTCGGCACGGTCATCGAGAACGTGGGTCCGCGCATCGCGCAGATCATCACCGGCATCACCGCCGCACTGCCACAACTGTTCTCCTCATTGGGCAGCACGCTGCCGGCACTGGTCATGCAGATTCTTCCGCCAGTGCTCGGAGCGTTGGGACAGCTCGGCACGATGCTGCTGACCAGCGCGATGACATGGATCTCGACGAGCCTGCCCCAGCTGCTCGCCCAGTTCCAATTGTGGGTCACGTCGACCCTGCCGTCGTTTTTGCAAACCGGATTGACGATGGTCACGAACCTCTTGCAGGGCATCGTGCAGGCATTGCCTCAGATCGCGTCCACGGCGGTGACCGTGCTGACGACGCTGCTGGATGGATTGTCGGCCCAGTTGCCGCAGCTCATCCCTATCGGCATCAACGCCGTCCTTAACCTCGTGCAAGGCATCCTCAACAACCTGCCGCAGATCATCGACAGCGGTTTGAAGCTTATCCTCGGACTGGCGCAGGGCCTCATCAACGCCATGCCGGACTTGGTAGGCAAGGCTCCGATCCTTATCGGACAACTGGTCGGTGGCATCATCAATCGTCTCCCGCAGATCCTGCAGGCTGGCGTACAGCTGCTCTTCGCACTGGCCAACGGTTTCATTTCGTCGGTTCCACGGCTTATCGGCGCCATCCCCGGCATGGTCGGCCAGATCATGCGCGGTTTCACATCGGTTAACTGGGGGAGCGTCGGCCTGAATATCATCACGGGTATCGCGACCGGCATCGCAGGCGCGGCAGGCAGACTCGTGACCGCCGCAGTCAACGCGGCCACGAACGCGTTGGATTGGGTGAAACGCAAGCTTGGCATCCATTCTCCGTCACGCGTGTTCCGCGATCAGGTCGGTGAGATGATCGGCGAGGGCATGGCGGTCGGCATCGACGAGAGCGCGTCGAAGGTGAGGAAGGCTGCCGGACGATTGACTGGCATTCTACCTTCGCAGGACGCCTCGTATTCCGTCGGCGTCGCCAACGCCTCGCGTGGCGTTAACGCTGCCTCCTACGGCAATGGGGGGAGCGTGACGAACATCACGCAGACGTTCAACTATCCGGCCATCGCGCCGACGAGCATTTCCACGCAGCAGAAGCTGCAGACAGCGGCCATGCCGCAATGGTAATCGGAAGGAATCCGGATGAAGGTCAGCTATTCTCTCAACGGCCAGCCGCTCGATTCCGAGCGGATGCGCGTGCTTGTAGGCACGACGCACTACACGGCGCTGTCGCCGATCGTGGACACCGTGCAGGTGCCTGGACGGCATGGCGTCATCGTCGGCTCGTCCATTCCGGTGTTGGATGCTCCGGAGCTGACAGTCAAGGTCGCGGCGTGGGGTGCTGATTCCGATTCGCTGATCGCGCGTTTCCGTGCCATGTGCCTGTCTGCCGCGAAGCTCACGCTCGGCAGAACGGAGACAACGGAGAGCGGCTATTCGCGCAGCATGGTCACTCGCGTCGTGTGCACGTCCTGCGAGCCGGACGATGATGAGAGGCCGTCCAGCGACCTGCGTGTCATGACCGCAGTTTTCCAATTGCCGGACGTGTTTTGGCGTGGCGTGCAGTGGCAGGAGGCGACGTTGGCCGCGTCGGGCGGCAGGCTGCTGCCGGGCGGGGTCTCCAAGCCGAGTAGCAAGGGGTATTGGACGCGCTGGCAGGGATTGCCTAACGCCAGTCCTTCCGAGCTTTTCGACATCATGCCGGACGGCTGGCTGTCCAATGCGCCAATCGGCATACTGGTCTTGCGTTTCGGCGCAGTCACTGGTGTGACCATCAGTGACCCGGTGAGTGGCACGAATCTGCTGTGGGGCGGCAAACGTGACGCCTCGCGTCCTTATCTTTTCGTCGATGTGGCTAATCGCAAGGCGTGGACGGCGGCCAATGCCGACGCATGGTCCGGTGGTACGGATGCGTCGAATGGCATCGACTGGACCACGGATCCATTGCAAGTGTGGCCCGCGATCGATTCTGGCGATTATCGCCTCGCAATCAAACAGACCGGCAGCGCCGACAAGGTGGTCTGCCGGTTTTTGCAATCCTGGGAGTGATTCATGGCAAAGACTTTGCACGCGCGTCTCGTGGCCTATCGTCCATTCGGTGACCGACTCGGTGTGCTGGCCGAGCCGGTGAGCTTCAGCGCGTCCATGCTCCACAATGATGATGGCGCAATCAGCATCGAATACTCGCTGCTGTCCGGTGACGCTCAGGCTTTCGACCGCGAGCTTACGGACGGCCTCGAAGTGGCAGTGGAAGTCTCGGACGGTAGTGGCTTCAGGGAGCCGGATAATGCGCGATTCGTCATCACGGGCCGCTCCGGTAAGACGGATGACCGCACCAAGACCGTCACCTACAGTGGCCAGTCGATTGGCTGGCTGCTGTCAAAGGCGGAAAACAATGATTCCTCGCACCTCATCGCCGATGGCGATAACAAGGGTAAAAGGCCATTTTATTCGTCCAATCCGGGCACGATTCTCAAGACCCTGCTTGACGAAAACCGGGCGCGTGGTGGCGTGGCCACTGGTCTGACCTTGGGCTTCGGCACCGCCAAGGACGCAGGCGGCGCGGCATGGGCGAAAAAGTACACGCTCTATTATTCTCTTGGCACGGATCTGCAGACCATCCTGAGTGCTCTCGTCAATGGTGGCGGCTGCGACTGGCGCACGTCCGGCAGGACGCTCAAGCTGTGGAATGCCGACAGCACCGCCTTGAGCCGCGACCTGAGCAAGAGTATTGTGCTGCAGCTTGCGCGTGACATCAGCGAAGCACCCTTCGAGGAGTCCATCGCTGACCTCGCGTCCACCATCCTCGTCGAGGGAGACAATAACCTGCTCTTCCGCATGGATAATCCGGCCGCGCCGACTCCGTGGGGCAAGTGGGAAAGCTACAGCAGCCAGGGCGGCGTGTCAGATAAGGACACCGCCCAGGCATTCATGCAGAGCACTTTGGATGACGCGGCGCGAGTGCGTGGCCAGTACACGCGCGATCTGGTGACCGCGAATGTGGATAATCTGCCGCTCATTGACTATCACGCCGGTGACTGGATTACCGCCCCTACCGTGGCTCACGGCGAGAAGGTGCGCGTGCAGGAAATCGACCTGAGCATGCGCCAGAACGAGGGCCTATCCTGCTCAATCGCTCTGAATGATATTAAGTATGACGCTTCGGTGCGTCAGGCGAAGAAAATCAAGGGCATCACCGGTGGCGCGGCATTGGCCGGCAGTGAGAGCGGAACCACTGTCTCCACTGACCATGATCATCGCGTGCCGAAGGCGCCGCAGGGTCTGGTCGTGCAGACCGACGCCTACATTGGCTCGGACGGTTTCGCACACGGCTTGGCCACCGCCATGTGGTCTGCTGTGACCGAAGCCACGAATAACACGGCCATCGAAATCAGCAATTACGCCATCGAGTGGCGCAAGCATGTGGATGGTGCGCCGTGGCATTCGGCGGGCACGACGGATAAGACGCAGCTCGGCTTCGGCGGTCTTGACTGTGGCACACAAATTGAGGTGCGCGTCAGGGCTGTGCCGACGTATTCGGACAAGCTTGGCGAATGGTCGAGCATCGTCGTGGCCACCGTCGAATCCGATACGACGCCGTGCTCAGTGCCCTCCAAGCCGACAGTCTCATCCAAGCTAGGCGTGGTGACCGTCCACTGGGACGGCAAGACATCCACTGGCGCGTCGATGGAATCGGATTTCGACCATATCGAGGTGTGCGAGGGCGTCAATGCCGCTGGAATGCAGGTCATCAGCGCCAATCAGTCGGGGCAGGGCGCTTACGTCGTCACCGGCCTGACGGCTGGCTCACAGCGCTCTTATGCCTTGCGCTCCGTGGATCATGCGGGCAATAAGTCTGACTGGTCTGCGATTGCCACTGTGACCGTGGCTTCCGCCGTCTCGCCTGATGAGGTCAAGCAGATTCAAAAGGATTTGGCTGACAATCAGACGGCGTTGAAGGACAATGCGGCGAAGCTGACGCAGGCGCAGAAGGACATCCAAGCCAACAAGTCTAATCTCGACGCGGCGAATCAGACGCTCGCTCAAGCCAAGACCGACCTGACGCAGGCCCGGAAGGATATCGCGCAGACCAAGAGCGACCTGACCACCGCGAATGGCGAGATCAGCAAGGCGAAGGAGTCGGCGGCTCAAGCGTATGCCGAAGCCCACTCAAAGAATCACACTTTCCGTGGGCCTGACGAGCCGAAGGACAATCTGATCGTCGGCGACCTGTGGCTCAAGACGCAGAAATATTGGACGAGGTGGAAAGGCGAGAAAAACAACAGCTCGAGCCTCTTGGCCGACTTCTACACCTACTGGCAGGGCGAAGCCAATAATTCTCCTTCCGCGCTCGTGCCGCTGTCGGATCGCGTGATTGAGACGCTTGTCTGGGATGGCTCCGCGTGGAACCACTTGGGCTATGCCGACGTGGAGAAGAACGCGAACGAAATCGCTCAGGCGAAGTCCGACATCGCGGATAACGCCGCGAAGACCACCGATGCGAAGAAGGCTGCTGAGAATGCCGCTGCCGCCGCGAAGACGGCTCAAGGCACCGCCGACACGGCGAATGGCGCGGCCAAGACGGCTCAGGATACCGCCAATGCGGCTCAGACTGCTGCGAAGAGTGCTACCGCGACTGCCGGTCAGGCAAAGGACGCGGCCAATGCCGCTCAGACCGCTGCCGAGAGCGCGAAGAAGACCGCAGGCAATGCGGAGACGCTGGCTAACACCGCCAATGAGTCCGCCAAGTCCGCCAAGTCCGACGCGGCTTCGGCCAAGACGGACGCGGCCAACGCCAAGACCACCGCTGCCAATGCGTCGAGCGTGGCGACTCAGGCCAAGGCCACCGCCGATAGTGCGGCTCAGTCCGCCACCGATGCGGCCAATGCCGCGCAGAAGGCCAATACCGCTGCCGCTGCCGCAGCTGGCGTGGCTAACGGCAAGGCCGACGTGCTCATCCAGGGCACGGCGCCGGATGCTTCGATGCGCAAGGCTTCGACCTTGTGGATTGACACCACGAATGGCGCGAACACGCCGAAAAGGTGGAATGGCAATTTGTGGGTGGCCGTGACGGATAAGGCCGCTACCGACGCCGCGAACGCCGCCGTCAAGGCCAATACGGCTGCGAAGACCGCTCAGGATACCGCCGACAAGGCTGCGACTGCCGCAGCTAACGCAGCGTCTCAGGCCAATCAAGCCAATGCGGCCGCCAAGAAGGCACAGACCACTGCTGATGGTAAGAATCTGATTTACCGTGGCCCCGACGAGCCGAATCATGATGGCTTGAAGCCGGGGGACATGTGGTGGAGGACCCAGAAGTATTGGACGCGCTGGAAAGGGAAGAAGAACGCAAGCCCATCAATGCTGGCCGACTTCTACACCTACTGGACGGGCGCGCCAAACGCTTCTCCGAGCGTCCTTGTGCCATTGTCCGACCGTGTGGTGGAAGTCCTGACATGGGACGGTACAAGATTCGAGCCATTCGACCTCGTGGCGAACAATATTCTCGCGGCTGGGACGGTGGCGGCGAAGCATCTCGCCGCCGACTCAGTGACCGCTGAGAAGGTCAAGGCTAATGCCATCACGGTGGACAAGCTGGCTGCCAATTCGGTCACGACTGAAAAGCTGGTGGCTGATGCGGTGACCGCCGCGAAACTCGCCGCCGACTCGGTGCAGGCGCGGAACATCGTCGCACTGGCCATCACGTCCGACAAGATTGCCGCCAATTCGGTGGCCACTGGCAAGCTCAAGGTCACGGAAGACATGACCGTGGCGCTGCTCAACGTCCACAAGATTCAGGCGTCCGACATTGCGGCTAATGCCGTGACCACTGCCGCTTTGGCTGCTGGCGCGGTAAACGCCGACAATCTGGCCGCTAATTCGGTCAATGCGTCCAAGATTGTGACTGGTGCGATCACCGCCGACAAGCTCGCGGCGAATTCCGTGACGGCTGTCAAGATCGCGGCTGGCACCATCACGTCCGACAAGGTGGCGGCAGGCCAGTTCAAAGGCTACGTCTTTACAGGCGCCGTCTTCCAAAGCTCCGAGGCCGAGAACACCGGCATGAAGCTCAACGGCACCGCATTGCAAATGTGGGACAGCAACCACAATCGCACCGTCTACCTGGACGGCGAGGGCAAGTCGAATGTGCTGACCGGCACTTTCCAAACCCGCACGAGCGGGCACAGGGTGAGCATCAGACCGGATTATCAGACCTACATCGTCGGCGGATCTGAGACTTTCACCGGTGATGGCATCGAATTCCCGGCCTACAACGGGTCCACCGCCTACTTTTCGCATCCGGCCATTGCTTCTGTCATCCAGTCGGATCAGGTCGGCGCGATGGGCGCACTGGACTTGTGGAGCGGACACGTGAGCAAGAACGACCCCGCCGCGTTCATGTCTCTCAGATCGAAGCCGCGCAAGAAAGGCGGTACCGGCAGCGGCGGCGTCACATCCAGCGTGCATGCCGTGGCGAACACGGATTACGACGAGCCGGACGAGAGCAAGAAAAGCAGCGCTTTCCTCACTCTGTCCGGCGACAGCGCGAACGGTTCGGAGTGCTGGCTCGAAGCGCAAGACGCGGGAGGCGAGGTCGGAGTCGGAGCGAACATCCACACCGGATACCTGCATCTCGGCGGCTATCTCGGCGGCATCACGAACCGTGTTACATTCCAGGCCCAGGCTGCGTGGAAGGCGTGGTGGCCGAATCCCGGCTCGAAGATTGCGACCGGCGCTTCCGCGCAAGTCAATTGCACGTTCAGCCCGACGAAATACGGCCACTATTACGTCGTCGCTAACGCGGACAGCGATTGGGCGGGCATCATCGCGCACCCGGCCAATACGGGCGGCCAGAGCGGCTTCACATTGAAGCTGTATAACGCCGACCAGCCTTGCCCGGTGGATGTTTACGCGGAATTCCTGGCTTATTTGGTCAAATGATTGGGGGCATATTGTCAGCGACTTTCGAAATGGATGATAACGGCTTGTGCATCATCCGCTGTAATCCGCCGGTGAACGGGTCGGACAGCTTCGTCTTCGCGCCTGACGTGATTGCTTCGTGGAAGGCTTTGCTTGGGCTTGTTTCGACCCGTGAAGCAATCGCCGCAATCATGCAGGGCAAGGAGGACACGAGCCGATACGACCACGCCACCGGCAGGGGCGTGTGGACTGGAGCGTTCGAGGCGTTGGAATCGGCGCTGAATGACAGTGCTACCGACGTGTCAATGCTTGCGGCTGATGGGGAAGTGTTGAATGACCCGCTTACTGCCGCACGCAATAAGGCGCGTGAGGGAATGAACCTGCCCACCATGTCGAATGAGACGGATGCGAATCTCATTGCCACACTGGCCGCTGATGATGTTGATTCCGAGCCATCGAGTGGCATTGATATCAGCGTCACCAAGGACATCGAGGGCCTTGACGCTTTCCTATCGGACGAGTCCAGCCAGACCGCACTGGATGAGTGCGAGGAACGGTTCTATGAATCACTCATGCCAAGACAAAACCAACAGAATTAAGGAGATTGATTATGGCCGATGAGACCACTGAAACCACTACTGATACCGCGACTACAGTGACGCCAGCAGAGCCGTCCGGCGTGCTTGACTTGCGGCCACCGAAGGAGTCGGTGCGCGCGGAATTGTGCCGATTGGGATTGGAGTTTTCCAGTTCGGACGGCACTACCGAATCGTGGCGTGATTACCAGCGTGGCGTGCTCGCGACCTTCGATGATTCCGGCACCAGCGTAACCCTCACGGACGTGAAGACGAATCTCGGACGCACCCTCACCTTGGACGAGCTTAAGGCCGTGACTCGTATCGACACGATGACCGCCGCAGACTAACCCGGCATTCCAATTTTTTCAACCCCTGCAATCCATACGGATTGCGGGGGTTTCGTATTTAAGGAGACATTTTGACTCAGATTCCGGCCGACGCGAACGACGTCATCGACACGCTCTCCGCGCAAATCGGCACTCTCAACAAGCAAAACGCAATCCTGACCAGCCAACTCGCGGCGGCCATGAAACTGATCCCGCAGGACGTGCTCGACGCAACCAAGGGGGTGGATGATGACATTGAGGATTAACTGGTTCCCCGACCCGAACATCACGCAGACGGTTAAACCGTATGCGCCGAGCACCGTGAAAGTGGATTTTCCGGTCGTGGCCCGCAGGAACTGGCTGCGCGCGACCGTGCTCACCGTTGGAGACGGTTACGCGCAGTATTCGCTGCAAGGCGACCGTATTCCACCGGCTGGAACCTACCACGTGCACTGCTGTGCCTTCGCGAAGCACGCCAACGCATTCACCCGCGTCTACATGAAGGTCGGTGGCAAGTATACGGTGCCATTGCAAAAAGAAATAGCGGATGGCACGACGGTCGATGTCGACGGGACCATAACGATTCCGGACGGCTGCGAGGAACTCATCATCCGCACCACAGCAGGCAACGTGGTCGGCGCGATAGGCATGATGAGCGATATTCTCATCGAACGTGCCGACACGTACGACGCTGCCGTGGGGGGGCTTCCGGGCTTCTTCACCGGGGACACGATGCCGCGCGCATAGGAGCGTCCGTCGGGCGGGTGATGTCCGATGATGATAACGAACCTATGCACGAGACCAACCTCGACCATCACCTTGAGAGCCAACAATTGGGTGCATCTCACGACCGTTCCGAGCGTGAGAGGGATGACATATTGGGTCAGTTTCGATGTGAACGTCACAGGCGGCACTGTCTCGTTTATCGGAACACAGGGCGAATTCAGCGCACGCCAACGTGTCAGCTACATGACGTACGTCGACAATTCCAGTCCGCTATCAGTGAATTATTCCGTCAAGTCAGGCAGTCCGACCGTCACAGTGACGAACATGCTCATCTGCACGTGGGACGAATACCAGGCGAACAAGACCCTGCTCGACAGCATCGGATATTTCGACGGGGATACGATGCCCCGAGCCTGACCCTCGCACTGGGGGTGGTGGCATGAGTGTCATCACGAATTATGCGTCCAGCCCGCTTGCCGTTTGCACCGTCAATGGTGCTGGCCGTAACGATTTCCCAGGCTGGAATGTCACTAATGATGCGCCGGCCGAGCACGTCGTGAGCGCCAGAGTCGAGCTTGTGTCCGGCACTGGCACGATCAGATTCGGATGGGACAGTGATCACGTGCTTGATAAGACGGGACGTCTGACAGCTTATCCGAGACAAAATATTTTCCCTCAAATCACGGTCATCACCACCGGTGATGCCGTCTGGAAAGTCAGCCACGTTATTGTCACCTCACAAGCGGAATACAGTCAGCTGACATCAAAATACGGGCTTGTTTATTTCGATGGCGGCACTATGCCAAAAGACTAACCAATTTTAAGGAGATGTGATGTGATTCAAACGTTTCTAGCAGGGTTTGGCGGTGTGGGCGGCGCGTGCGCGCTCATCACGCTCGGCCTGAAAGTCTGGCCGGGAGCTTTGGAAGGATTGGCGACCGGCCTGTACAGCCACGTCAATCCCGAAAGACTGCCATACAATTCGCCGCTCTCCCAGCATTTCGCCAAAACACGAATGCTCGGAGAACGTACCGAAAAATTCGACGAGCGCATGGACGAGTTGTGCCGTGACACCATCAAAAACACGATCATCAGCCTGATCTACGGCGACCAGTCACACGACCATTCCGAGGCCGTCCGATACGAGCTGGCTAAGCTCGAAAAACTCGACGCGCAATGCTGGATCATCTCAGCAGCCGAAAAATACTTGGAGGACCGGCAATGACACGACTGCTCATCGCGGGCGGAGCCTACCTATTGCTCCTCGCACTCATTCTCATTTTCAACCACGGCGCTCACATGCGCTGAAACCGATTTTCAGGGCCATCACTTCAGTGGTGGCCCTTTCGTTTGCCTCGAAAGAGGCGGAAAGGAGGCGGTCGTGATCGATGTGACCATGACGCCGGAAATGACACCGCAGGGCGATTCGATGCCGCCCGAAACCATTCAGGTCGTGTCCGAGGAGGACGCGGCCAAGGCCGTCGAAGGATTGGAGGACTGACATGGCAAGCGTAAGCACTTTCATCAATCGCATGCGCTACTGGTGCGCAGTCGCCAATCTCGGCTACAGCCAGTCCGACCGTTGGAATTTCAACGCTTCGGCGGGTAATTGCGACTGCTCCAGTCTGGTGATCCACTGCCTGCGTGAGGCGGGCTTCGACACCGGCACGGCCACCTACACCGGCAATCTGAGCGGCAATCTGACCCGTCGCGGCTGGACCCGCCTGCCCGCGAACGGCAGTCCGCAGCCGGGCGACATCCTGCTCAACGACGTGCACCACGTGGCCGTCTATCTTGGCGGCGGCAAGCTCGCGCAGGCGTCCATCAGCGAGCGTGGCACCGCGTATGGCAGGGCTGGTGACCAGACTGGCCGCGAAACCAACATCCGCGCCTACTACAACTATCCGTGGAATTGCTATCTGCGATACCAGGGCGCCCAGTCTTCCGCTCCAGCCGCAAATTCCGGTGCCATCGCAGTGGATGGCAATGTCGGCCCGGCCACGGTACGCCGCTGGCAGCAGGTGATGGGCACTGCGGTGGATGGCATCATCAGCGGCCAGCAGGTGCCGGACGGCAGGACCTACGCGCGTCCGGCCATCGATTCGAGCGTGGTCCGCTACGGGTCTGGCGGCAGTGATCTGATCCGTGCCGTGCAGCGTCGCCTGGGCTGCGGAGTGGACGGACTGCTCGGTCCGGCCACCATCAAGGCCATCCAGCGTCATTACGGTCTGGCGCAGGATGCGAGCTTCGGCCCTGCGACCGCACGCGCCTTGCAGACGGCACTCAATCAAAACCGATTCTAAGGAGGTTTAATATGGCTCAACATGCAGCGCCCACGACTTTGGAGACCACAGTCAACAATCTGACCAACGAGCGCGAGGACGGTCAGGACAACCAGCAGCCGGACGCCTACACGCCAGTCTTTTCCAAGGGCGTGCGCACCGTGGTCTACGTCGCCGGTCTCATCGCCTCGTGCGTCGGCCTCGGCTTCATGACCTTCGGTGACGCGGCCGTCGGAGGCTACATCAGCACCGTGGCTGGCTTCATCGCTTCCGGCTTGGGCGTGGCCTACAATCCACTCCGCCGAAATTAATTTTCGGGCGTGAGACTCAAACTCGCGCCGGAAACTCAAACTCGGGTGTGGAAAAATTTGCGGCACTGTAGTGTTCGTGGAATTTTTTACACCCGTTTTTTAACATGCGCCCCTCTCTCAGCATTGCTGGGGGAGGGGCTTTTCTGCGTTTCAGGTAGAATCTTCGTATGCTCAGAATCGATGAACGTGAACTCAAGGCGAAACTCAACGAGCATAAAAGCTTGATCGGACGGGGCTCGGTTGGTGACGGAATCGGCAATCTCGTCGCCGGAGTGTTCTATATACTTACCGTCCGGACGACTTCTGGACTGCGGCAGTCGACACAATGGACTCTTTATGGCCTAGGCGCTATCATCATTGTTATCGGCGTGGCCGCGTTGTTCTCCAAAAGACTCAGTGCCGCGAAGCTCTACAAGGAAATCGAGACGATGAACAGACGGCCCAGCTCTCTTATCGCTGTCAAGGATGGCGGGAAACTGTCCAACAGGTATCTAACCTACTATGACGAGCCTTGGGGATGCTGGTTTCTGCCGAATCACAGTTCGCGCGACTCGTATTCAGAGGACAAGGCCAGAATGTCTGAATACCTTTCCACTGAATTCAAGATACCGGAAGACGATTTCACCCTTGGTTTTCTTGGGACCACTACGAGCACGAAATGGTCCACGGAGCATAATGAGGAACGCACTTATGATTACCGGCTGTATACGGCGACGGTGTCCGTCCTTCCCGCGGATTGGCGGTTGGATGGCGAGTTCATCGTCGGTTCGAAGCGTTGCCGTTGGATGACTTTGGATGATATGCGGAACGACCCGAAGATTTACGAGATCAACTCCGATGTCATTCAGATGCTCGGCGATTGCATCTGATTTGATTGGATGGTTTTAGGGTCTTCGCCTGGAATGTTTTCTGGGTGAAGACCCTTTTCGTTACTCTGTTTTGTTTTTGCGTGGCCTTCCTCCGCCGACACCGCGGCCGGGGCGTTGCGCGTTCCATTGGTCGATGGTGTCGGGGAGCCAGCCGC